ACCTTGATGATAGTAGTTAGGACATGGGAAAAGGGGCTTGTTAGCCCCCTGTAGGTTTATAAATCACGATTAAGTAAGCTGGTATCAGTCTCTATCTTTTCATGATTAAGTAGCATAATAGTCTTGCCGTAGATGAATCCTACGAGACCAAAGAAAAACCAAAGACCTAACTCGAACAATGATTGCTGTCCGGTGAAGTTAATAATGTCTGAGGTTAATAGAGTGAACAACACTAACGATACTGTGAATATCGCTAGTGTTAATATGTTAAGTATTACCTTATTCATATCTTCATCTCTGCTTGCCTATAAGTTGTAGGCTGTGGGTTGATGGTCACTGGTTCTAGGTCATCGTTAGGTGTGATGATAGTAGGTGACTTGAAAGCGTCTTTGAAACCACGAACAGCTGAGCCGGTTGTAGTTGTAGTTGCTCCCCAGATTAACTTCGTAGTCTTACCAGTTACATTACCAAGTGCGTACATAATATTCATAATAATCTCCTTATATTTAATAGTTAACGAATACACACTAACAGATGACAGCGACCACGGTACGTGGGCGATGATATAAACAGACGACGGAGCGAGAGACGAAGTCGAGCGGAGTGCTACTAGGAGCGAGGAGGAGGGCGACAGCCGACGAGCGATAAAAAACCGAAACAAGGTTCCAAAAGTTGAAATGAGAAATGACCAAGGTCAAACTCGAACGGGAGGGGTACGGGGTCTGTATGATAGAAGGAGAAGATGTATGACGGATATATTTCATATTTTTTCAAAAAATTTTTTTTATTATAAATTTCCAATATAAAGGTTTATAAGTTATATTTAGCAGTATGAGTCTAGTCGCAGAACAAAACCTTGAAGTTACTGACGAAGATAGAGTCGAGCTTCAATCACATTTTCCATATGCAGGAGTAAAACTGTCCGAGCTTTCTGTCCAAGAAGAAAGGTTGATCTTGTACTTCATCCGTGGAATGAGTAAAGCGGCCGCGGGACGTGCAGCGGGGTACAGAAACCAAGATGCGGTATACGAGGCTTTTAAAAGACCGAAACTCCAACAAGCAATCGAGTACCTCAGACAAGAGATGCGCGAAGAAGTAAAATTCGACAGGAACACCGCGACCCAATTATATTTAGAAGCGCACCGTAAATCAGCAACCGCAACCGAAGAAAAGAATGTTGTCGATTCTCTATGCAAGCTCCACGGTCTGTTTGCACCCGAGCAAGCTACCCAAGTTAATATTAATGTAGATACAATTCAACAATTAGAAAGACTACCCGACTCCGAGCTGCTAAGGTTAGCTGGAGTAGACATGTCTTATCTAGAACCAAAAGGAGAAAGAAATGAGTAAATATGCACAACAAGCAAAGGTTACTAAGAAGAAACGTAAAGTTTCTAAGATGAAAAAGTTCCCAGATTATTCTGGAGATGGTAAGGTAACAAAGAAAGATATTCTCATGGGTAGAGGCGTCATTCCAAAAAAGAGAGGTAAATAATGCATTGTATAAACCAAAAACCCAAAGGTATGAAAATGGGCAAAAAGAAAAAGTCCAAAGGTACAACTAAGAAGTCGTACAAAGGGGGCAAGAAGTAATGGCGGTAAAGAAAAAACCAGCCAAAAAGAAAAGCGGGGCCAAGCCCACTAACCCAGCTCTGTATTCTAGGGTTAAAGCAGAAGCAAAACGTAAATATAAAGTTTGGCCGTCTGCATATGCATCTGGCTGGCTAACAAAGACTTATAAAGCGAGGGGCGGAGGCTACAGATAGTGGCCACTTCTAAACCCAAAGGCGGACTAACAAAATGGTTCGGCGAAAAATGGGTTGATATAGGTAGAAAAAAGAAAGGTGGAGGTCATGCACCTTGCGGTAGAAAAAAAGCGTCAACAAAACGCAAAGGATACCCAAAATGCGTACCAAAAGCCAAAGCAGCAGGTATGACTGCAGCACAAAAGAAGAGTGCTGTTAAGAGAAAACGGTCTAAAGCCCAAGGAGTAGGCGGAAAACCAACAAATGTGAGAACTTATGCCAAGAAAACCAGCAAAAGCAATAAGAAAAACAACAGGAAAAGGCGGTAATTACCGAAAAACCAAATCTGGCGCAGGAATGACCAAAAAAGGCGTTGCTGCATACAGAAAAGCGAACCCTGGATCTAAATTAAAGACCGCGGTTACAGGAAAAGTTAAAAAAGGTTCAAAAGCAGCAAAAAGACGTAAATCTTATTGCGCTAGGTCAGCAGGACAGCTTAAAAGAAGCTCTGCTAAGACTAGAAATGATCCAAATTCAAGAATTAGACAGGCGCGTAGACGCTGGAAGTGTTAACAAAGGAGAAAAAATGGGATATTCAGGTATGTACAAAAAATCAGCACCAAAAAAAGCCACAAAGGCTAAAAAACCAGCTGTAAAAAAGAAAAAAGCTAAAAAACCTAGTAAATATTAAACGTGACGGAGCTTCAAAGAGTAGAATGCTACAAGTGTAAAAAGTTGTTGGCAGATAACCTCGTACTTCCTAAAGGGTTGTGCGTGTATTGCGCTGCGGATGAGTCAGATGCTTTACCCGAGCCTAAACCCCAAGAAAACAAACAAGCCAAAAAAGAACAAAAAGCGCAAGTTCGTGCAGAACAAGAACTGGCAAAACGAATACTGTCCAGAAAACGGATGTTACCTTTTGTAGAAAAGTTTAATCCAGACTACCAAGCAGGTTGGGTGCACAAAGATATATGCCAAAGGCTCGAACAGTTTAGTCAGGATGTGCAGGATAAAAAATCACCAAGGTTAATGTTGTTCATGCCTCCGCGTCATGGTAAAAGTACACTTGCAAGTATAGCCTTTCCAGCGTGGCACTTGGGCCGTAATCCAGGGCACGAGTTTATAAGTTGTTCTTACTCCGGATCTTTGGCCATGAGCTTCTCTAGAAAAGTGCGTCAAGTATTAAGAGAGCCTAACTATAAGAATGTATTTGAAGACACGAAATTAGACAAAGATTCACAGTCCGTAGAATCATGGCAAACAACCCAAGGCGGCGGATACGTAGCAGCCGGTGTTGGTGGTGGTATTACAGGTAAAGGTGCGCATGTACTTTTAATCGATGACCCAGTAAAAAACAGAGAAGATGCAGAATCAGAAAACAGCCGCGAGGCTACCTGGGATTGGTACACCTCTACTGCCTATACCCGTTTATCTCCAGGTGGGGGCATATTAGTTATTCTTACAAGATGGCACGATGATGATCTAGCAGGCCGACTTCTTCAGCATGCAGAAAAAGGCGCGGACTCTTGGGAAGTAGTTAAGTATCCAGCAATTGCAGAAGAAGACGAAGAGTTTCGTGCAGCGGGGGAACCCCTGCATCCAGAACGTTATAATGTAGAATCTTTAGAAATGATACAAAGGGCCATCGGTCCCAGAGACTGGACGGCGTTGTATCAACAGAATCCGGTATCCGATGAGGGTGATTATTTTACTCGAGATATGATTAGATATTATGAACCGGATGAGATTGAGTATGATAAGATGCGTTATTACTGCGCGTGGGACTTGGCTATCGGGCAAAGAGACAGAAACGATTTTTCTGTAGGAATTGTCGTAGGTATAGATGAGTATGATAACATGTTTGTAGTAGACTTAGTTCGTGGCAAATACGATGGTTACGAGCTGGTAGAAAAAATACTGGATCTTTACGAACAGTGGAGACCCGGCATAGTAGGTATTGAGCGTGGGCATATAGAAATGGCAATCGGGCCTTTCTTAGAGAAACGTGTTGCGGAACGTAGGTTACATTCTGCATATTTTAAAGATTTAAAAGTAGGGAGACGAGATAAAGAAGCTAGAGCGAGAGCTATACAAGGTAGGATGCAGCAGGGTAAAGTTTATTTCCCTGAAGATTCTGTTTGGACGGGTCCAATGATTGCCGAGCTTTTACGTTTTCCGAATGGGGTACACGATGACCAAGTTGATGCTTTAGCTTGGGTTGGTTTAATGATAATGGAGTTTGCTACTTTTTATGAAGCTCCAGAACATATACCTTCGTGGAGAGATAGGTTAGAATTAATAGCGAAAGGGTCGAAAAAGAAATCGGCAATGAGTGCATAATATGGCGTATAGTAAAAAACCGAAGAAAAATTTATCAAAAGCGGAACAGCTGACGTTGGCAAAACAGCAGTGGAACGCTTACACACGTGCGCGAGATCATGGCCACGAAGACTACGTAGACCTAGCAAAAAAATGTGACGCATATTATAGAGGCGAGCAATGGGATGAGTTTGATATGCAGCAGTTAGATGACCAAGGGCGTCCGGCTCTAACTATTAATACTATTCTACCTACTGTAAATGCTGTACTAGCTGAACAAAGTTCTAAAAAAGCAGACGTGCAATTTAAACCTAGAGGCGGAGGCAACCAAGAAATTGCAGACGTACTGACTAAAGTTTACGCACACATAGCCGACAACAACAAATTAGATTGGATGGAAGCGCAGGTTTTTTCTGATGGTCTTATACAAGACCGCGGATGGTTTGATGTTCGTGTAGATTTTTCTGATCACGTAAATGGTGAAGTACGAATAGA